TTAAAACTGATATCTCACCCAATATGGTGTAAGTTTTCTTGTATATAGCTGGTTACTAAATGAGGTCATTTCATCTGGAACCCAGAGAGCTTCGTACATTTTACTGCTTGCTCCTGTATATAAGTTCAGATTTGTTGGTATCATTGCTTCATAACCTTCTGATAAATAGAAACTTTCTATATTCTTTATTTTTTTCGAGCATGTTCCATCATATAGTGTATAAGAATTGATGATATCCAGACCATTTAATGGATAAGCTGCAAACCCATTCACGGCCTGCACATCATAGACAAACAGTACTAAGGTTGTTCCTGTATGTTCATATTCTCCTTGTTTGATTTCTTCTAATGATTGATTCATCTGTAATAATCGGTTTTCTGCTTCTTGTCCCTTTAAAGTTTCTGTCAGTTTGAAGTAAACAGTTCCTCCTGTTGTATCTAATGTGATTCCTATTCTTGGATCAGCCGGATTGACTCTTGTCCCTATCGGATTCGACTCTGTATTAGTCTTTGTCGGTTTCTTTGTTGTTTTCTGCCATACTTTTACTTTACATTTGTATTTCTTCTTTCCGATCTTGGCTGTGATCACTGCTGTTCCTTGCTTTTTGGCTGTAACTTTTCCTTTTCTTGTTACAGTAGCGATCGTTTTCTTGTTGCTTGACCACTTTACTTTTTTCTTTGTTCCTTTTACTTTCAAGGTGTAGGTTTTCCCTCTTTGTAAAGAAATCTTTGTTTTGTTCAATTTGATCTTTGCCTTTGCCTGAGTATTCATTGTTGGAGTAAATGTCAATATCAGCATTGCAATGAACAGCCTTGTGAGTAATTTTTTCATACGTGTTTCCTCCCTTCAATTGATCCTATGTGATATGTTTAGTATATTCGTTTCTTTTTGTATATTCAATATGTTTTTTACTTTTTTGGTAAATTTTGTTTTTATTTCCATTGATGTCTTTTTATATCATAGGGGATTTCATCGAAATTTCCTATGAAAATAAAAAAAGACAGAGTTCTAAATGATCTAAAACTCTGTCTCTTCTTATCTAATAGTGAGCGTGCGGGGATTCGAACCCCGGACAACTTGATTAAAAGTCAAGGAATCAAATCTATGTTAAACCGCATAAACTCTATTGTTCTCAATTTTGGTTGGAACGAAAATGGAACATTCTCGTTTCAACGTTGTTTATAATATCATATCATTTTCGACATTGCAACTACTTTTTTCGATTTTTTTTCAAAGCCGTGCAAGTTTTCTTTCCTGCATATGTTCCAGACGTGTTCCATCCTAACTGTTTCCAGTATTTCTTCAAAGCCTGCGTTGTCTTTGCTCCCCAGATTCCATCAATAGCTAATGGATGTTCGTTTGCGTATGTACAATTTGCGTTCAGTTTTTTCTGTAACCACTTGATCGCATTCTTGGAAGAGTTCTTTTTTACAACGCTGTATGATACTTTTACGTTATCATATTTAGGTCGTCCATATCCTGCGATACGACTATTGCCTAAAGCATAAGACTTCTTGCATACAGCACCACCGTTTGGTACAACGGCTGTTCCATTAGAGGTGTTGCCCTCGATTGTGAACACCATCTCATCAGTTACTGCATACACAATCCCAGTGTGGCAGATTCTTTGAGAGTTCTTAAAGAAAATCTGGTCTCCAATCCGTGGTGTTTTATGCCACTGGTCACTGTCTTTGAATTTTTGTGCTGATGTTGGAGTGTATGCACTAAATCCATGTAAGAGATTTTTTGCTACATCCCTGCCGTATGCCTGCACCATACACCAATCCACGAACATGTCACACCAGTAAGCATCTGGTCCGTTAATACCAAAGTATGCTCCGTACTTAGTGTAGTTGTTGCTACCTGCATTTTTTGTTTTATCGTTAAGATACTTATTACTTTTCTTTTCTAAGTAACCAACTTCTCCTTTAGCTACATTAAGAACCTTATTGACTGTGTTCGCCATTGTTAGTCCTCCTTTTTGTATTCAATCACTTCTGCAATATCATTTTTACTTTTTGCAAGTTCACTATCTCCTACTCCCGGTGTTGTTGGGTCAACTAAGATACCCATAACTCCTAATAAGTTAATAAGGATACCCAACACCTGCACTACGTCATTCTGGGAGATTGGAACAACGACATTTAAGATACCTAAAACCTGATAGATAAATGCCACTGCTGCCATAATCAGTGATGTTAATGTTGCCTTATTTTTTAATCTTAATTTGAGATTCATAGTTTCTCCTTTCATTTATTAAGTGTTTGTGTTAATATGTGAATGGAGATTTTCTTCTTTCTTAATCTCCATTTGTAATTTATTTACACCTTGCTTCATGCAGGGTGTTTTTTTTATTTATACGTTAAATAGTGATTTTTCAAGTTTACAGTATAAAACCTATGGCATTGATGGATTTGCTATTAAAAAAAATAGTCAGTTAGCAATGATTTATATATGGTATGGCAAAAGTTTGACAGGCGGTAATACAAATCAAACTTTATTAACATTGCCCAACGGTATTACATTTAACAATGAAGTTTTCGCTCCTTGTGAAATCATTGACGGAAGTTGGACTCCACGTGGAAATACTGGGTACATAACTATACATAACAATACAGTGGACATAAGATGCAAAGATACAACATCTTACGGTGTCGTAATAGCAAATGTGATTGTTCCTGCATCATACATTAATATTTCATAGTTCTATTAACTAAATAATGATTTTTCTTTCGATTTTACATTAGTTCCAAACGGCAACTTAAAAACCTATTTGAATGTCTTTAAAGTCAAAAATAAGCTTATTATAATTGGTGGCATTGACGTTCCGTTTCGATGGGAAAAAACATATTCTTTTTTGACAATAAACGGATTGACTGCCGTAAAATCTGAAAGCTGTATGTTAGTACATGTTCAAGCGAGTGGACAGGAAATCACATTGTTAAACATTCCTAAAGGTGGCAATCGAGATTTAATGCATACACTAATTAGTGATTTAACTTATAAAAAGATTGCGTCAAATATTCCAAGTTCAACAAAATATACAATTCCAAGTGAATATAAAATGGCAATTCTTGTTGCAACAATTAATTATCCTAATGCAATAAGTCCGCAATTCACGTTCATGTTTCCAAATTTAACAGAAACAAATCGTATATCTGATGGTTACTGGTATGACAACACTTATCACGCAAGCTTTATGGCATGCAACGATGGAAATGTTGTTTACTTTGCTTCAAATTGGCAAGTAGTGTCTCCAACAGGTACAGTTACTTATGATGTTTATGCAAGGTAAGTTAATTATCAAATACGATTCCACCTTGGTCTATATATACTCTAGGTGGAGCAATTACCGTATAATATCCCCATTGTTGGAGATTACAAATTTGTATAGACGTACCGCTTGCACGGCAATACACGTTACTAGATATAATGTTTGATGTGCCGTCAATTTGAACGTTTGAACCACTTACATTTACTGTAATTAGAGAGCATATTGGACTTCCATTCCCGTTTCCATAAAGAAGCAAAGCAAACTTATCACATGTTTTTTGAACTGTAGTATAGTTTTCTATTGATATATAGAAATCATTACCAGAACCACTTGTTTTTAGCACAATGTTCCTTGATCTATTTGTTAAATCACTATTTAACGTAGAAATATCTGATTGTATTTTACTTATACTATCTTCTATATTTCCAATCCCTAATTTAGTTTTTATCAGAGACACGATCGTTGACCACTTAACCTTACTGGCGGTACTCCCACCAGTAAGCATGTAATCATCATCTGATATTGTCTTTTTCTCTGTTAAATCCGATATATGTACTAAAGGTATATTGATTGCCATAACATCACTCCTTAATTCAACTTGTTTTCTCTGACGTAGCTTCTGATAGCATCAATGTGCTTTTTAAGTTCTTTATCTACTACCCAGAAATTTTCTTTTTTATTCTGTGACAATGGTTCTCCTGTGTTATCGTCAATCTCATTGTATGTGTATGATACTCTGTCTCCACCGTCAATATTTAATACCATAAAGCTACTCAACTGTTTCATTTAACATTTCCTCCTGTTCTTTAATCAAATCGTTGATTTCTTCCATATATTCTTTCTCATAGTCAATCACTTCTTCTTTTTCTGAGTTATCGAATTTTTCAAGTCGTTCAAATTCGTAATCTTTCTGAATTGCTTTGATTTCCCACGAGAACTTAAGATTTTCAGTACCTTTTACAACAAAGTAACTATCGGTCTTTTCTTCTACCCATATATCGCCTTGCCCCTCTTTCTGCAAGAATACTTGGTACTCAACACCTGTGTTTACTGTCTCTGAAAATATATCGTTAATGTCTATGTAACATTTTCCTGTATTATCAGTACATCCAGAACCTATATCCCCAAAATATGGGGTTGCTGTTTCATAACAATACTGCTTTCTTGTATCGTAATTTTCTGTATCTATGATTCTGTTTTTTGTTCCTGCAACAGACAAACTTCCGCCAATAGTAACTGGCTGATAAAAACTTGATTTTTCTTTTCCAAAATGAAATTTATAATTACTTACCGACCCAAGATAAAGTGATTCATCCGTCATATGCATTGTTATGTCTGTTTGTACTGTAATTGGTCCACTGCTGTTATTTTTTAATACAATCTCATCTGGGGACAAAATCGCACATGCACCAGTTCCATCCTTGTTTTCAGATAAATATATACCACCGAACACGTCTGGTGTTATACACACATATGATATTGGCTTTTCTCCCATGCCTGATATATAATGCGTTACGACTATCCCTTTCGTGTTTATGTCAACAATTTCATTGTCATTTGCATCATAAACGTGCATTTGTCCATTACCGTACGTGTTTGCTTTTCCACCAAGATTTAATGTTCCACCTCTAGCATAAGTAAAGTTGATATACAACTTACCGTCAGACCCACGATAAATACCTTGCCATGCTCCGTCGTTGGTCAGCAGATTGAATATATCTTCGTGAGTCAGTGCATCTACGTCAATGGCTACTGGAATTGTCTCAATATCCAACACCTGTGAAAATCCACCTGCGGCATACATCGTACACCTTAACGCTGTAAGATTTCTTGAGATACCGATACCACTTGAACCGCTTGCAGTAACACCGCTTGAACCACTTGCTAGCACAGAGTACAGTGCATGGGTAATGTCAGTTTCATCTGAGGATGAAGTATAAACGGTCGTGTATGTATCTCCGTCCGTTGTTTCCTCAATCTTGAATCGACACTTATAAGCTGTACGTGCTGTTGCTGTACCGTCACGGTAGTAACCAGATAATGTAATGTAGTTCGGCACAATCGTGTTGTCCGCAGACATTTTCACGATACTTGACGATGTTTCCATGAAGTACGTTCTTCCTGCACTTCCTTGCGGACCAGTTGCTCCCGTATTCCCTTTTTCTCCCTGTGGACCTGTTGCTCCTGTGTTACCTTTTTCTCCCTGCGGACCTTGGATTCCCTGTTCGCCCTGTGGTCCTTGAGGTCCCGTTGCACCAGTGGCTCCCTTTTCCCCCTGTGGACCAGTAGCACCAATTTCTCCCTTGGCACCCTGTTCTCCTTTAGCTCCCATCTTACCGATGGAATATGTTGTGCTTGTGGTATTGTCAGAGTAAGTATATATGGTTCTTGTCCATAAATACTGATTTTCTGCAACGTTTGGTGGTGTTTTGCTCCATGTTCCTGTTGGTGCTACCGTTCCGCTGTTGGATGCTTGATAAGTCGTTTCTGAGCCTGTGATACTTCTACCGCTTGCACCTGTCTCTCCCTTATCTCCTTTAGCACCTGTTTCTCCGGGGATACCGCCTTTTAATTTAGCAATGTCAAATCTTTTCGTAACAGAATATGTATTAAGGTAATTTGCTGTAATATCCACCCATCCAACATCTGTTGTTAATGCTGTAACAGTGTAGGTGTGAGTTGAATTGTTCCAAGAACCTACGACACCGCTTGACTTCTGCACATTGTAAGTACAGTCGTTGGATATGTCGGTATGTCCATACAATACCTGTGCTGTCGTGTGACACTCTGGAAATGATGTGTACTCTCCCTTATAATCTGTCGTGATCGCTTGATAATCGTTGTCCAGATTGATAATCATTGCACGAGATTTTCTTGCTTCTTCTAATGCCTTATTGGCTGTCTCATCGTCCGTGTACTTGTTAAGCTTCTGCCAGTCGGTTTCCACATAGCTTGCACCGTCCGCTCTTGCTACAACGCATGTAAGAATGTCTCCGTTTTGACCTTGATTCCACATATCCCCTGTGTCATAAGGTGGTGTAGGTTGTGTCAGAAATACACGGCATTTGCTGTTTGCTGTAGACTGTGCAAAAGATGCTGTCTGCAATGCTTTTGTAACGTCTGTATCTTGTACTAACTGCCACTTCCATGTATCTCCGTCCTTGAAAAATCTGTAGGCATAACCTTTAGATTTCCAATAAAACAAGTCTCCCTCATGCTTCTTTTTATCATCTTCTGTTGTCCAGTCAGAAGCAGGGATGTTTTTTAGAGTTGGCTCATAGTCGTAGTAGAACGTCTCGATCTGTCCGTCAATCTGGTTCTGTAGATCAGCTACACTTTTTGTAACTGTTTCTGCAAAGTCTGATACTTTACCGTCTGCATAGTTCTTAGATTCTTTCACTGCATCACTGATCGCATCGGGTGCTGATTTACCACCGATTGTGACGTTATCCCCAGAAATCTTTACAGTACCAGTCTCCATGTCTGCATAGAAGATGATATTTCCAGATTTATCTTTGACAGTTAATGCACCAGTGTTGATATAATCTGCATTAATACCCTCTGTATAAAGCAATCTTGCTACCATTTCCCCAGTGATCGTAAATCCGTAAGGATATGTCTTACCACCATCAATAGAGAATCCGATAACTTCCGATGTCAATTTAATAACATTCTTTGATTCTACTAATGTTGGTTTGTCATGCAAGTAATATATAGTCGAACCATCTAACAGTATTTCCTGCGTTGCATACATTCCATTACTGTTTTTTAATGCTTCTTGCATCTTATCTAAAGCATTTTGACGGTTGTTTCTTTCCTGTTCAATTAACTGTTTTCCTTGTATAATTGCTTTCTGATTACTTGATGTGTAGTTGCTCTGATTACGCAATGGAGATTCTGCACTATTCTTTAATGTTGTATACCCAAAGAATACAAAGTTTACATCTGTTAATACAGAATAAAAACTATTTTCTCGCCAGTCCGTAACTTTAATCTTATCCATAAACTCTGCTATTGGATAAGATATATAATCCATCGAAAATCCTCTGAAAGTCACATTTTCAAATTTTTCATAGATCCATGAAATAAGTGTTTCTTCATGCCCTTTTACTAATGGGTTTTCAATAGATAATACATAGCTATCTCCACCGACTTTTACAATTTCTTCTACATCTTCTTCATTTTCGTTACCATCTTCATCGGTTGTTGTCTTAGTAACAGTCTTTGTCATTTGTACACCTGTTACCTGCACATCATTTGTATCACTTGTCAAAGAATCATAAGCTTCAATATCATGGATACTACCGTTTTCGTAGTCAAAATCATAGGTCATTATCTGCAAACGTCCTGTACGGTCAATTCTTGCGTTTCCGCAAGCAATCATAGCGATAAATCCTATAACCTGTCGGTGTGTGTAATCGCTTGAGGGCATAGTCTGTATCTGAAAATCATTATGTAAAAAGTTACTATCTCCTATTAAAATACCGCATGTATCACAACTATCTATTAATACATTTTTTGCTGTCGCAGGGAATGTCAATGATGTGCTATATGACTTATCAGCCTTATACATATCATCATGTCCGACAATCGTAACTACATTTCCATATGTTTCTGGCTGTGTGACAGTAAATGTACCGTATTCAATTTTTTCTGTTGTCTCTGATAATTCAAATGTTAGATACAGTCTGATTTTTGCTCCGAAGAAGTCATAATTGGATAAGTGATCATCGTCATTCATGATTTCTAACTGTACATTACGGCTGAGTGCAACACCTAAAGGAATGGTGTTAGCTCCTGCCGCATCGACTAAACTGTTATTGTCAATTGAAAAATCATCTTCTCCCAATGGCAGTACAGTACCATTCGCAAGCGTTACTTCCGCATTACATTTAAAATCTTGTCGTTCTGCCATTAGCTGTTTAAATTCATCACTTACATTTATCATATCGGGTTAACCCCCTGCATATTGAAAGATATACTTGATACTTTTTCGTGGTTATTTTTAAGTGTTTTTATCTTAATGTCCGATACCTGTCCGACATAAAACTTTGCTGTTCTCCACTCTCCGTAAAATACAGAAAAATAATGTAAATCAAAAGATTTACCACGTGCCACCATTTCTAATATTTCCGTAACCTTAGACATTGGCACATCCGATGCACTGTATGTAAATCGCTCTACTGTGAACATCGGGGTAAACTTTCCTTTACCAGACTGTGCCCTCGTGCTACCTTGCGTATAGGTAGTTTCAAAAGCTACGGCTGTGTCTGAATCTGGTTGCCAGACTTTTTTATTATTGATTTTTATATAATCCTGTGCCATTTTTTACTCCTTTCTACGCAAGGCTGAATGGATTTCTACCATTACTCATTTGTCTTAGTTTTGCTTCTTCGATAAATTCATCAAACAACGTCCTGCGGTTAATCTGTGCTGTGAAATGATAATCCCCACCATTGTTACCGCTGTTGTCTGATTCTAAGGACTTCGTAACAGATAATAGCTGTTCAAGTAAATTAAGTACGTCATTATTGTTACTGTTTGTGCTGTTCTGCTTTTGTGCGATCACTGCGGATGCTTTCGCAGGTATTATCTTACCTGTAGCAATCTCTGGTGTTCTGAACGGTACATTTGCCAACTGTTCAGACTGATTCATAAGGGTTTTGAGTGTATCTGGAAAAGCTTTTTCCAAACCTACTGTAATACCGGCAGGAATCATCTTACCTACCGTATCTCTCATAAGTCTTGATGGAGAATGGATTCCAAAGAAATCTTTCACACCCTCCCACGCCTTTTGTGCAAGACCTGTCATTTTATCAACCAAAATCCATGCAAAATCTCCAACACCTTTTGCAATACCTTTTACTACATTCATTCCAACGCTGCCCCAATCGACATTTTTAAATGTAGTTTTCATATCTCTTATCGCAGATGTAGCTTTTTTTGATAATTCTTTAGGAAGATTTTTAACCGCTTCTATGATATTGGTCAATATTTTCCCTGCCGTTGTTTTAAGTCCAGACAATTTCCCAGTAATTCCATTGCCTATCCCTTTAATTCCGTTTTCTCCAAGTCCTTTGAGTTTAGACGGTAAATTCTTTATCGCATCAATCAAGCCATTGTATGTATTCTTCATAGCATCAACCGCAGTATTTTTTGCATTCATAATTCCGTTTTTAATACCTGTGATGAGGCTTTTTCCAAGTGATAGCCAATTATAAGCTGTAAATACACTGACGATTGCCTGCACAATCTTTGGCACGTTTGCGATCAATGTCGGTATTGACTGGATGAGACCTTTGAGCAAGATTGCGATAAGCTGTACTCCTGCAAGTAATATCTTAGGGGCATTATCGTTAATAACGCCTGCAATATTAATCACAATCTGTGGTACATTTTTGATGATGTCTGGCATTGCTTTTGCTATACCTTTTGCAAGATTTAACATAAGCTTTAAACCAGAATCTACTAATTTTCCTGCATTGCTTCTTAAGTTTGCAGTAAAACTCGTCAATGCTGATAATCCCTTACTAATAAACTGCTGTGTCCCATTTGTAATACCTTTTGCCAAGTTATCCATAAAAGACACACCAAGCTGTGTTAATGCCGTGATTGCTTTTCCTGCAACAGATATTGCACTAACAAATATTCCAACCCAATCAATAGATGTTAATAATGTTGCTAATTTTGTGCCAAGCTGTGACCAGTTTGTTGTAGTAAGTGCATTATCTAATGTTGTTAATATTCCTAATGCTAATCCAGATAAGCTTGTACCAATAGACTTAACATCTATCTGGTTGATCGCACCATTCAAAAATCCGCCTATTGATGTCCCTATTTTTGCCCAATTAAGAGTATTTACAGCTCCCTCTAACATCTGGAATGGAACATTAATTTTGTTTGCAAATAACCGTCCAACATTATCCCAATTTACTTCATTAAACAAACCGTTGATACCTGTTGCAATTTTTGAACCAAGATTTTTCCAATTGATGCCCTCTATCAACAAATTCAGAGTGTTAACAATTGTATTAATGCCTGCACCTACAGTACGTCCCATTAAATCCCAGTCGATGTGATCCACCAGACTGTTAAATGTTCGTGTAAATGCATTTACAAAATATGTAATCTTAGGACCTACATTATTCCAATTTATAGCATCATAGATTTTTTGTAATCCTTTGTTGATACCCGATGCAATATAAGCTCCAAGTCCCTCCCAGTCCTCTTTTTTAATAAGATCCTTAATCTTCTTTGCCATATCTGCAATAGATGATTCAATAGGGACTTTCTCAAACATATCTCCGATAGATGGTCCCGTATAGCCACCACCGCCACCACCTGCTGATGGTGTTGAGTTTGAACTTGGTGTGTTGTCTTTTTCTTTCTGAAACTGTCTGATTTCATCCAATCCAGAAAGATATGTTTGCATCTCTTTATTTGCTTTTTTAGTAGCACTTGCATTTTTTTTAGTTGACTTTGCCGCCTTATTAGCACTACTCGAACTCTTTTGCAGTGATGCCGCATAATCTTCTTGTACTGCTTTTGCTTTTGTAAAAGATTTCTGCCCTGTCAGTGCTGCTATAAACATTCCTACATAAGTAATCGCTCGTGACAGCATATTCATAAATGCCGTCAATATAGGTGCTACAACGGACAAAATCGGTGCAAATGCTGTTGCTAAACTGTTTTGTAATTGAGTCAATGCTGACATCATGGAGCTGATAGAAGCATTTGTCGCTGATGAATATTGAGCAAGATTATTAATACCTGTCATAATTCCACTGTTTACTTTTGAAATCATTCCAAATACAGTAGAGTACAATATACTCATCCCAACCATTCGTCCGATAGAAAACCTAGCATTGTTTGCACTATCTGATGTACTCATCAAATTCTGTGCTAGTCCACCAAGTTTTTTTCCAAGGCCAGATACAGCACTGCCTAATCTGCTAAAGATAGAAGATGCACCACTTGTCTTGTTTTTTGTGTTATCAACATTCTGACTTAAATTCTTGTAAGAAGAACCAAGCTTATTGTTTGTACCGGCAAGACTCATTTCTTTTGAATTTGTCTTAGAAATTTCCTTATTTAATGCATCTAAGGCTTTTTGGCTTTCTTTCGATGCTGTAGCTGTATAATTTCCTGTTATCGGTGCAGATTGTGGTAATGATACCTGCTGTTTCGGTTGTACGACCGCACTACTGCTTTCTAACTGTTTCTTCTTCGCTAACAATTCGTCATACTGTCTGCCTAAGCTCTCTGCGGCACTTTCTAATGCCATAAATGCAGGAGAAGAAGTTGCACTTTGGTTTCTTGTAAAGATTTCTTGCTGTGCCGTTGCTACCTGCTCAAACTGTGCATCAAGGCGTTGCAAAGAATCCTCAAGAATCTGATATGCTGTTGTCTTGATATTTGAATTGCTGATTTCATCCTGTAACTGCGTTGTCTGCCCTAAATCAGTATTTAAGGATTCAACACTTGTTTCTGTACCTGTGATTTCTACATTTAATTTCTGTAATGCTTTTGCACTCTCTTCACTTGCAAGACCTGTTCCACCTGTAAGCTTCGCTGTTTTAGGTAAACCACTGTCTGTAATCGCTGTTGGTGCTTCTAACTGCTTTTTCTTTGCAAGAAGTTCTTCATATTGCTGATCTAGTTTAGCCGCTGCACTTTCCATAGCTTGAAACACAGGAGAAGAAGTTGCACTTTGATTTCTGTTAAATACATCCATCTGTGCTTTTTCTAATTCTGCAAGCTTTTGTCCTGTAGTTTCTATTGCTTTATCTAACGTATCAAGTGCAGTCGTCTTAATGTCTATGTTATCAAGTTTCTTTTCTGCCTGTGCGGTCTTTTCCAGTTCCTCAGCCACGGTCTTTGCTTTTTCTTCGACAACATCCATACCTTTTGTATCTGGTGCTTTTATACCGCCACTTATGGCTTTTTCCATTGATTTCCCAATGGTTTTTACTTGATTGGATAAACGTTTTAAAAGGGATGCGATTTCTTTCACACTTGCTTTTGCTTCGGTTGTATCAATTTCTGTTTTGATGTAGATACTTCCGTCAGCTTTTTGTGTAGCCATTCAATCACGCCCCTTTCCCATTCAGTAAATCGTTCAAACGTTTCTGTTCTTCTAATTCCTCTTCGGAATATTTAACGTCTAGGTCAACAAGCGTTTTATTCTCTTTGTAGAACTCTCTTTCCCAATCTTCCAGTTTCTTTCCCTTTGCTTTCTTCATGCGAACACTAAGAATCTGTGAAAATAAGGACTCTCCAATCTCCATATAAGCTCCTAAAAAAGTCCACCAGTGCAAATACTGCATAGCTCGTATTTCTTTTCCAAGTACACGGTTAACAGACGGGATGATAACTGGTGCATCCTGCTCCCAATCCATCACATGAGGTTGTTTCTTCCCATCATCCTTGATACCCATGTCAATAAATTCGATGGCTTTTTCAATAGCTTCTTCATAGTCTCGTGGTGGCATTTTTTCAAAATCAACGTATAAAATGGTAAGGCAAACAATCCACTTTTCATCGTCCTCAAATTCTGGGTCATTAAATGTTTTTAAAATATCCAGAACTGCACGAAAATCTGTGCGTATTTCATAATCTATGCCACCAACTACTATGGATGTAGGAAGCTCCCAAGCTTCCATTATTTGTGATATTTAGACGTTGCCCTTTTAATTTTCGCCTGTTTCTTTTTGATTCTCTGGTCTGTTACCTGCTCAATAACGTCCGCAATCTCAACGATGATATTCTCAATAAAGAAATCTCCGCTTTCCGTTAACGTCAGCGGATTGCAGATAGCAAAGACGGATTTAGAAGCTTTTGAATTGAGTAAGTAATCAATCTGTTCTTCTAATCTGTCGGATAATTCCAGAATGTCTTTTTCTGTTGCATCTTCTGGTACTTCCATCTTTTCAAGGTTTGCAACTACCTCTTCGTATCTTCTGATGATATTTAAATCAACAGGATTGAAAGAAAATCTTCCAATCTCTGTATCATCTTCATTGGTCAGTACCACATTTAAGGCACCAGTTTTGACTTTTCTTCTTAATTCTTCCATTGCTTAACCCCTATTTCCCTGTGCTTGATGCATTTACTGAACTTGTAGCTGCTGTAAATTTACCTGTTTCAACGTTGTAAGTACCTTTTGTACGTTCTCCAACATAATTGACGGTAAATGGAATCTGATAACCAGATGTATCCCCACCGTATGATGTAGGTGTTACATAACATTCCTGCTGATATGCTTCATAAGCTCCACTTGTAGCTTCTTTCCACATATGCACTTCTACGGCGTTTGTCTTTAAGTTGTCGTCTGTGTAACGATTATCAACAATTTCCTGCAATTTCTGTGATAATACAGAGTCAGCCTCTGCATAATAAGGGTCAGCTTCAGAAGATACTTCATATCCGTTATGCTTAAATGTTGATTCTCCGATGATATTTTTAGATGTTTCTGTGTCTGGATTCAATTCGACATTGTACTCTTCTAAGTCTTTTCCCAGACGTTCATAACCAGATGTTCCGCCACAAAGTGAACCAGAATCTAAGAAATGAGCCATATATTTACGTGCAATTTTACCTGTTGTAACTGCCATTTTGATTCTCCTTTATCTTTTCAAGGTTAGTGATCTGCTCCATAATGCAGACCAGTTAATGTGTTATCTATCTATCAAAGTCATTTTGGTATCGGGCAGAAATGTTGATTGCCCAATTCTCAGACTTGTTTTCGTTTGTGCTGTCCAAATATGCAGGTGTCTGTCTGTCAATCGTCAAAAACTTTCGATCGCCTGTCAGAGCCGGATATTCTTCTAGCTTATATGTATTATTGTTAATCGTGATTGCTTGCTTTTCTAACCACTTACCAAGGTTATCCAACCACTCTTTAATATCTGCTTTTCTCTTTGGTTTTGTACCGCTTGCACGATATATCACACAAAACGGATATAAGCAAACCTGCGTGACGTGTCCTGTGATGCTCTCTTTTTCGCTTTCAATCACTGCACCACTCATTGGAAACATTGCTTTTCCGCTTGCATCATCTAATGTAGAAAATGCAATTTCGTCTCCCTCTCTCAAATCTGGAAATTGATTAACCAGTTCTTGCAATGCTGTTGTGATTACGTCAAAACCATCAATGTCGTACTTGACTGGCTTCTTTTCTTCTGCCATTAACTTCCTCCTGCCTGCTTCTTAACATGAGTAACCCATGCTTTGCCGTGATTCTTCTTTGCTGTCTCAAACCATTTTGGAGTTGCTTTTGGATTCTGGTAACTTAAGTCAACTTTTGCGTTGGTATGTCCTGCAAATTCTGTAACTAATACTTTCTTAGCACCTTTTCTTGCCCATGGAGACCCTGTTAATTCGTCAACCATGCCTTTACCGTAGTACAAAAAACGTCCCATCGGTCCAGTACCTGCACATACCATCCCAGTACCTGCAAGAGAAGCACTCTTTGCCCTCGTTACGTTTATGAATGTGCCTGTTTCGTGTGGCATATAAGGGACCATATCGGTCATAATTTGACTATCTAGCCAAAACTGAGCATGCTGTATCTGGTCGTCAAATCTTTCAAGGCTGATATTCGCAATCATGTTAGATGTATTTATATTGACATTTCCTAATTTCTTTTTAGCCATGTAACCACCTACTTCGCCATAACTTCAAAATGCGGAATAATATCATAAAAAGCACTGCCAGTGATCGCAAAGACATAATCATACTTAAGTTTCATCTCTTCGTAAAAACCGTCTATATAATCATCGTCTGCAATCGGTTCTTCATTTTCCCATTCTCTAACAATAAAGAAGTCAAAACCATTAGCCTTAGAACTAAATGTAAGTGCCTGTGGTAACTTATCATTTGCCTGTTTAGACCATTCTTTAGGTGGTAGCCATAATTTACTCCCTACCATCTTTTGACCGTCTTTTAGGCTATACTGCACGTTTAATACAGCATTGTCCTGTGAGTCAGAGCCATATTTTGCAATGATGCTTGCTTTATCCATGTTAAGATTGCAATTATGCAAAACGGAGGGATACCATGTATCGCCCTGCTTACTCTCATATCTATTGAAAAGTGTAATTGTGTCGTTATACATCGTATCCCTCCGCTTATAATGCACCTGCTCTTTTAAAAACTTTAAAAATCTTTTTAGACTGTAAAGCAAACCAGTCAATCATCTCTTCGTTATTTGCCCAACAATCTGTGTTGCAGGACTGTCCATCTAAACCACTTTCGTATAAGAAAGCGTGCATAATCTCATGCCTAAGCACACTTTTTTGAACCGATTCAATGTTATCCACAGAATCAACACTTTTTTCAAGAATTGCAACGACTATTGTTTTATTTGAATAATCGCAATAACCAGACAATTCTTGTAGTTTTTCATCTTCGTTCTCGTGTCTGAATCTGATTTTATATGTAGTTCCTAAAACATTTACTTTACAATCTTTCATAAATACTCCGTTGGGTACATTCCCATATACAGCAAATTAACTCCGTTGGCATCTGTGACACCCGATAAGTAGTCTCTTATTGTGTCAGAGTATAACTGCTTTTGTGCTTCTTTATCCGCTAGACACTTATCTATCAATGTAGCCGTACCTGCGTTATTAGAAGTCACATAACTTATACTCTCGTTTCCTGCACTCTTAGATGCTACCTGCTTACTCATCACAGTTCCATCTTCTAATGTGATATAACCCTGTGATGCTTCAACTCTCGTTTCTGCCTGTTCAATCTTATATGTGATTGACAGAAGTTCGCAAACACATCTTTTAACTGCTTCTGCATCATCTTCATCTGTTGGAAAAGCAATCTTAAGCTTTTTGACATTGTCCACGCCTGTTGTGGCATTATCTATCTTCTTGCAAGAATCCCAGACCAGACGATTAAAGTCTGCTTCTGGGATTGCTTTCTCTCCAAAAAGGGTTTTGTAATATTCATAGTCAACATAATTTGCCATGAAATCACTCCTTTTTATCCGTTGGATTTAATAACACCCATGCGGATATTCTTCTGGTTAAATGCTAAAGACCAGTTTGCTTTAGCTCCTAACTCTGCATTTGTAGGAGACTCTTTTGCGATCTTGTTAGAATTAATAGAAAATCCGTTAGGATGTAATACATAACCCTGTTTTGTATACAGCTTTTCGATACCGGCAGATGTTTCTGGGTCATAGTCTGTATAATAAGGATTTTCATAGTTTGTCTTATCACAAGTCAATACTGAGCCTGTACCAAGCATATAAGTTTTGTATACTGGGTTTGTTCCTGCTGTATCAACTGTAAATCTGTCTGTTACCAGTGGGATAAATCCACCGATTGTAGGAAGATTTACTTCTCTTTCTACTGCGTTAGCAATAGTGTATTTGTTGTAGTCAACAAGTCCCATTGCTTTGTACTTTGCATAAATGTAAGAGTTTAATACAAGTAATCCCATCTTGTCAGCGGAATCTCCTAAAGCTTTCTGCTGTGCAAAGATAAGTGTTGTATCGTCAATTTTGTTTACATCTCCAACAGTACCCTCGCCAGTTAAAGATAAGTCTGTAATATGGTTTTCCATACCAGACAGACTTAAAACTGCATCAACTGTAGCCATTAAGTCACGTGTTCTTACCTGCTTATAAAAGCTTGCAACAGAGTTTGCAACATGAGTCATAGGGTCGGCACCTGTTAACTCTTTTGTAAAGTCTTTTGCTTTCCAAGCTTTCATTCTCTGAATTAACATGCAAGTCTGTTTCTTTCCTGTAATTTCAACAGGCGTATTATCTGTTTCTCCATCGTTGTTTAAAGCCTGTGAGTCCTGTTCATCAATCGGTGTATAGAATGGAATTGTTGCGATATTTCCTTTTTCTCCGATTAAATCCATGATTGTATTGTCCTGTGCTAACACACCAGATGCAATAATTGCATCGTTCCATGTTGGGTTTTCTGACATAAACTCAGAAAAAACCTCTGGGTCAAAATCAAAACCGCCAAATCTTCCTGTTCTTGGCATAAAAAAAGTCCTTTCTACCCTAAATAAGAATAGATAAGGACTTATCTTTGTCCCATCTACCTACAACTATTAAGGGATTTTAGGTTAGCGGCTCACTTCCATATTGTGAGTCGGTATTATCTATCTGTCGTTTAATAAGGTTGCATAGTAGTCTGGGTCCTCTGCCTTAAGCTTCATTCTGTCGTCTAAAGACATTTCCCTTAACTTCTGTGTTCCCTTTTTCTGCTCTCCGCTGTTGAACTTAGTTGTAAAGCTTGGGATTTTAACATCTGGTACTTTCTTTTCATCAACCAAGATGTTCTCCATTGGTTTCCCATCTTTAGTAGTAAGTTCTTTAAATACATCTTCTGCATTTTTCCCATTCTCTTCTTCCAATTTCTGAATCATCTGGGAGCGGATAGAGTTTTCTGTGATTGCATTTACAAATTTTTTATCAGATAAGAAATCTTTTACTTTGTCTCTTAACTCTGTCTGTTTAGCTTCTTTTGCTCTTGCTTCTTTTTCATCTGCAAGTTCCTGCGTTAATGTTGTAATCTTAGTCTTAAGGCCGTCAACATCTTCTTTCTCTAAGTCGGCTAATTTAGACTGCACTTCGTCTAAAGATGTTTTGTATTCATCTTTTTTCTCTACCTGCTTATTGTAGTCAGCTACAGTCTTATAGTTTTCAGACATTTTCTTTTTTAAATCCGCTTTTTTATCTTCTGGGATTTCGATTCCTAATTCTTCTAAAATCTTTTCGTAATTCTGCATATATATCCTCCTACGATATTTGTATACCGCTCGTCTGCGGTAATGGATTAAGGCTTATAAACCTAAGCCAAGGTAAAAGAGAAGAGTGGACTTGAACCACTCTTGAGCCTCTAACTCTCTCTTAAAACTTGTGGAAGGAGGTTAGTTGATTGAATCACATGAGCATCAAACAATCTACTCTTTTATTGTAAGATATGGAGACTCTTTTTTTCTACTCATTTTTCTAATTTTTTTCACGAAAAAAGCACCATGCAACAACATGATGCTTCAACGTTTTTTGGAGGAGTATGAAAAAATTACAGCTCTACCAATAAAGGGTCAGAAAATAAATGCTATTGATCGCCACTTTTTGTGGCTAATGGAAACAACAGGATTCGAACCTGTGACCGTCCACTTATGAGGTGGATGCTCTAACCAACTGAACTATGTTTCCACGGACCTCGTTAGAAGTCCTGCCGTATTATACTTTATAAAATCAATAAGAAAAAGGGTTGTAACATGAAAAATCTTCGAAACAAATCACATACTAGCAAGTAAAAAATGATTTATTCAACAACAACTATTATTTGTTACAAGTATTATTGTAAATGCTATACTATGGATTTTTCAATACACTTTTCATAAGTTTTTTCAAAAATTTCTTTCTTGCATGGATAGATTTCTCCGTTTACGCCAGTGATAAGCATATCATCTTTTGTCATGAGAAAATCTCCCTCTAGTGTCGGAATGATATAAGAATTGCTGTCATATTGTCTAATGACATAACCATTGTATGTAAACTTAACAGGCATACCGTTAACCACAGTATCAGCGTTCTCTGCTCCGATTCTCATAAGCTCATCAAACGTGATTGCTTCTATCTCAACAGGCTTCTTTACATATTTAGCCATACTTTCACTCCTTATTCTGCAATTAGCCATTCATTAGATAAGATATTGTTAAGTGTATATTCCACCATTTTTGTATCTCTAATATCTAATAAGTCTCCCTTTTCTCCGTTGTCTTTATCTCTGCACTGCATCATGATAGTTTCTTTTTCTGCATCCCAGTACCAGAAACCACCCCACGATGGAAGTTTTACTTTATGCCCTGCTTTCATTCTTTTAAATGCTTCTGCAAACGACATGCCGACATCTTCCACTACAAGCTGTACTCTATAGCCGTCCTTGTGTACGATTCCATCTTTTCCATCTGTAATGGATGCAATCAGTTCCCCATCTTTTGTGATATTTAACTCTTTAAAATTTATACCGTCAATTATCATTCTTGTTCTCCTTTACTTCTCGTGTGTGGTCAGTGCGTTTATTAACTCGTCTCGGGTTTTTTTTAGACCCTCGATGTTGTTCCCTGTGATTTTGTTCTCAATCAAATTAAACATACTTTTCATGACTAAATTAACATCGTCCTGTTGGCTGTTAATTGCGTTGTAGTCACTGTTAAGCTTCTTCTTAATGTCTTTGATGTCTGTCTCAATTGACGTTATACGTTGCTCTAAATCGTCCGTAGGCTTCTTGTAATGCTTATAGGCTTTATACAATACGCCTACAGCTCCACCAATGGTTATAATCCACCCACACGCAACCATGAATTGATTAATAGTTTCCAAATTATTTACCTCGTGCGTTATTATACCTAGTCGCTGCACCTCTAGCGGATGATGCTTGACTTCTGTCCCATCCTGCGGTGTTGAGTCTTTCGTTTTGTGTCTTAAGATTGTTCTGCTTGCAGTAATCTTTATAGGTTTGATTCTGTTTTTGCAACAGTGCAGCCTTTTTCTGATATTCCATATCAAGCTCATGCTTTAAGGCTTCGTCCTTTGCATTATCTACAGCCGTTTTCATGCCGATTAACTGCCGTTTCGTCTTTCTGATACGTCTTTCAAGCTCTCTCTGGCGTTTTTTCTTTTCGTATTCTTTGCGATTCTCTTCGCTGTCAAAGTCCTCGAACGGATTGTTTATTCCATCCCCCGGACCGTGGGAGTGTCGGCAGTTTGCCCCATGGATTCCCTGCACATTCCCCATACCACAGACCGAAAAAGGTGGAAATCTTGGGTCGTTACCGCTTTTGCTGTAAAACTTGCCTTGCCACCAGAAGTGATTGGTCAAATTGTCCCCACCGTTTCCAATTCTGGCTCCCAGATGGGCAGATGTGAGAATTATATCCCAGTCCATCTCGTCCATACGTGCGTCTGTAATATCTGCTGCCATCTGGCTTACACCAGTACGGACCGCTCTTGCCGTAGCTGTCTCTATGCTATCTCTACGTCCACTAGGGTATGTTACGTCTGCACCCTTGTCTATAATGTCGTTAACAGCTTCTTTGACCGCTTCTGTGTAGCTTGTTGTACCGCTTGCTGTCTGGTTATATGCCTTATCCACTGCATCTATGTAATTATCGTGGCAGGCGTTCGGCATTGTGCCGGTGTAGTTATGCATCTCTCCCTTGGTCTTTTCATAATTCCTCTGTAATAGTCTCTGTAGATAAGGACTTTCCCCGAGTGGTTTTGGTTCAAGACCTGCCTTTTTATACACTGCATCGTCCCACTCTATAGCCTTTATACCTGCTTCTTTCATAGTCCTTGCAATTGTATCAATGCCTATCTTTGTTGTTTGTGCAATCTCTTTCTGTACCGCTTGCAAGATATACCCTGCATCCTGCAATACATCCATTTGCCACTTGTCAATAGGGGTAAAAAGGTAATCTTCGCCACGTCCTAGCCTTATCATCATTCGTTCGATAATGACGGATACAATCTTATTATGCAATTCTTCCGACTGCTTCTCTGCTTTCTCTGGCACATACCATAAGTAATCTGGCGTTAGCATAATCCCACCGCCTATTCTTCGGGGTCTTTTGCCATTAGTGCCACATCTAGCATCTTCCCAACTGCTGCCGCATCCGCAGGCTTGCCCTCTTGCGTTAATGTTTTGTCTGTTTCTGTACTGCCTGTAACTCCCTTTTTGCAGATGTTGTGCAACAGCTTTTCTTGTTTTGTAAATGGTTCGGGCAGTTTTACATCTTCGCCACTAAGGTATGCAAGATATTTTTCAATTCTGTTCTTCCCCATGCTTTCACTCCTCTCCGCTTGCACCAAAAAGGGTTGGTTCTTTTGGCTGTGCTTCTGCTACTAATGCTTTCGCTTCTTCTTCGCTAAATCCCTCAAATTTGACTAAGTAATACCAGAATGGGACTTTTCCTGCAACAGTAAAGCTATACCATCTTGATCGGTCCTCATTTTCGTTGTATGTAATATCCCCAAAGTCAAACACTATTTCATACGTTCCAACAGGGGATAATTGATATAAGTCTGCAAATATACTAAGTGCATTTATTAACTCATTCATGCACTTTTGTAATTTATCTCTCATATCCTTAACCGTCTGAATAGTTCTCTGCTGATCTGCTTCTACCCATGTAGCTGTTTGTATACCTGTTTTTTCATTGAATACAAAGTAACCATTGGAAAATCCGCATTTATATCCAATTTGACTTAACAATGCATTGATACCCTCTATTCTTGCAGATGTATTTAAGGATGGATTTACTTCTTGATAAAATCCATCCATTCCAGTCCCGTTTACGTTTTTAACGTATTCTGGTAATTTTAAACGCTTCTTGTTTCGTTCAACACCTGCCTGCATATCTTTCACAGGTGCACCACTTTCCATAAGCCTGTCAGAATCAATAAGGACCATTCGCCTACTATCAAAAATTTCTGTTGCGTTTCTGCTGTATGCTATATCTAAATCCTTTAATTCTTCTATAGCATCATAGAAGATAGGTAATCCAAGACTTGAATCCTCATCTACACTATTTGCTTGTGGTGTCCGTAACACTCCATATAATCGTTTACCATCTAAGTTTGTAAGTCCTACATCTTCAAGTTCGCCTTTCCAAGGCGTCTCGTCTATGTCTATAGGCTTTCCTGTATCATTTGCATCTTTAGATGCATAACAACGATTAGTTATCTGGTACACATCTTCGACATAACGATGATATTCAAGTTTTGTGTAGTATGTTCTACCATCCCCAGACACTTCCCTGTTGATAAACACAATACCTTGAATCTCTCCGTTACTCTCATCTGTTACAATAAAATCTTTAGGAGTTATAAGGTCTACACTCTTGCCGTTTGGTTTAAGTATTACGGTGCCGTATGCACACGCAAATTCTGTCCAGTGCCTTATCTCTCCAAGCACCTTGTTAATTTGTTTCTGTAACCAGTCAGCTCTTGCACTACCGTCAACAGTTATTCCTATTGCCAATGTTGTAAGACGTCCCATTTCTGAACAAACAGCTTTTGCAAAATTAACAGTCTTGATATGTTCATCATCATCCAACCAGTATGGCATACCTTTATAGATATACATACATTTTTCTACTGTCCTCTGCATTTCCAAAGATGTTACAGTATTAACTTTAAAATCGTCTCTTGCCTTTTGTCTAAAAAGGCTACTTAATATCTCTTTCATTCTGCTAAATATACCCATGTTATTCTTCCACCGCTACAAGCTCAACATTTTCAAATTTTGTTTGAATACCTGCTTGCATTAGATCACTGTCTACGTCAATAATTACTTTACCCTCACGTATGTCAATACGTTTTATATTGCCTATACTTAATAATACACTCCCGATTTTTACGCAAGTTATATCTTTTAGATTTATCATCATTATGCGTTCTCTCCTCTCCTCATTATCACTCTGTTGTATGCGTATCTCAGCGAATCAATAGCATGGTTGTCTCTGTCGGGGTATCCGCTTATTATGTTACCGTCTTTGTCTCTGTCATACTCATACGTTGTAATTTCTTTGTATGCGTATGGGGTTCTCCGTGGGTCAATCACAATCTTCCTACGTTGTAGCCATTTCATGCCATATTCGACCGACCCTGGTCCTTTAACTGCTGCCTGTGCTACAAGTCCTAAGTTTCTGTAGTCCTCTACTGATTTAGGCTCTGCACTATCACAAATGATTGCATAATCGTTATAGCCTTTTTTCTTTATCCAGTCGGCTGTCTGCTCATTCGATCGCTTATTTACGCAATGCTCATCTATTAAATAGATCGTTTCCCTTGCCGCATCGTAGTATGTCCTCGTAAATGCGTATTTATCTGGATACCATCCCCAGTCAACGCCTTGATATATGCGGTCCATCTGTGCTATTTCTTCGTCTGTAATCTCTCTTACTTCTACATACTCAAAGACTGCCCCACCGTTACCGTTAGCAATGCCCATGTATTCATGCTCGTATGCTTCTGGTCTGATTTCTTTTAGGTGCTCCGCTTCTTCGATAAACGGTTTACCTAACCACTCTTTAGGCACGTCCAGATATGTACTTCTTACAATCATTCTGTTGTCTTTTGGTTCTTGTAAATATTGATTTGCCCAATTGTTAGCACTTTTCGGTGGGTTAAAACTCTTGAATATCCATGCCAAATCTCCACCACGTATGGCGGACTGTTCAATATTTCTTATCTCTTCCGGTCCTGCAAATTGGTCTAATTCTTCAAACCACACAATTGCTATGTATCCAAAATCTGGTGCTATTGACTTGATTTTTTCTTTATCATCAGCACCACGAAAGAATATCTTTTGCCCTGTGTCTCTCATTGTGATTTCATATGGGGAGCTTGTATATTTATAATCTTTCTCCGAAAACTCCTGCTTTGTTATTGCCCATTTTGCTTTAGCAAATACAGAATCCTTTACAGTGTTATATACTTTTCTGACGACAAGGCAATGTATGTCATGATTGTTTCTCATTAGTTCCGTGATGATATTCGGAATGGTTGAAGATTTACCAGACCCACGTCCCCCCGGTAATACATATTCTGTATGCCCATGGTTTCGTACATCTCTAATCATCGGGTGGAATACATCTGGAATTATATCTAAGTCCATATGGTACGTCTTATTCCTTAATGCTTCTTCTCTCGCTTTCTTCTCTTCCTCTTCCTTTGCCTGCACTGTCAAAGCCTTTTCTAAGTCGTTCATGGCTTTTAGTTGGTCTGGAAAGTCTGGGGTAAATCCAAAAGAATCTTGCAACGCACCAGTGGCGATCATCGACCGTCTCCGCTGTATGTCTGCAAGACTCATAATATCAAACCCTTTTTCTTTGTCTAAGTCGGCTTGTAGTTTAGCAATATATTCCTTTACTCCACGTTTTTCCAAGATGTTCTTTCTTGCGTTCTTTGCTGTTGCTTGCGAATATCCCGCATCTATTGCCGCTTGATAATCATTCCCACCGTTTTCTATCCATGCATGAGCAAATGTTCTTTGCTTCTGTGTAAGTTCATCTCGCATTTATTTGCTCATTCCTTTCTCGTATACTTGCCCATATATCAGACAAGCATTTAATTACATCCACTTGTGATGCAGTTCTTAGTATCTCATACCGTGTGTCTTTCCAACCTTTTCTTGTATTCTCATATGCTTTTATAGACAGGATGTACATTGTTATCATTCTCTTCTGGTCCTCTGAATAGAATTGTGTTGTATCCAAACTTATTACAAATCCATTTGATACTATTGCTTTTTGTAGTTTTCTCATAATTCTATTTAGATTCATCTTTTCACATCCTCTCTGTTATTATCTCTCATATGCCTTTGTTGTCGGTCTTGCTGTCTTGTAATCATCACATACCGTCAGCCATCTGTCTCTTATTCGTCTCTTGCCGTTATCCTTAGTGCAGTACATAATCCCTCTGTCAGATAATGTATTCTTACATCCTGCACAGCACAGGCTTTTATCTTCCATCCTGCACCTCTTTCTTGTACTTACTGCATACACACATATGACTACACTTTATATTTACAAGTACCACTTCCGTCTTATCCTCTGGGATAGCTCTTCTCTTTGTCTCTGTAACGATCTCGCAATGTACGCAATCGTTACAGCAATTCTTTAGTTTGTTATTAATCAAAAAAAGACACCTCCCGACTATGGTTATTATCTAAGATAATTATACCATGGTGGAAAGTGCCTTTGTTTACACTCTTTTTATTAATGCCTTTGTAGTACAAGATTGTACATGCTGTCAACATCTCCTGCTTCTTCTTTTGTAATTTCGCTGTCTGTTTTCAAAGACACGTCATACCAGAAGTTCATTTCTCTTGCGATTGCCGCTAATACTAATTTTTTATTTTTTAATTCTTTCATTTTCAACACTCCTTTTCTTTCTTTGCTTATCTCCTTTAACTGTCTTTATTATACATAATATTTATGTATGAGTCAACACTTTTCAGATAAAATATTTTATCTTTTCATCGTCTGTTATTTCTATATCAATTACATCATCTACATTTTTCCTAAGCATACAACAAATAGCATTAAGACTTTTCATATTTATTGGTTCTCCTCGCTTTATCTTTGCAAGTGTTCCCTCGCTTAAATACTTGTTTTTTCTTATTATATAAGAAGTATACCCTTTTTTCTTTAATTCTTCCTGCACATCTAATTTGTATTTTATCATCGTTTTTCCCTCCTTTTACATCATTATATCATACTCATAATTTTACATCAAGAATTTTATACATAAATTTTATGCACTTTTCTATTGACGTATGCATAGATTTTATGTATAATAAAAGTAAGTTAAGAGAACAAAGCAAACAAGAAAAGGAGAAAAGAAGATGAAAGAAGCAATCAAAAAATTAGAATCAAAAGGATACTACATTGACAATCAGTTTGACGGATGGTTCGGAACTTTTCCAGACAGATTTGAACTCCACAAAGGAGATGAAATCGTTATGGATAATTTATCAGAATCACAGGTTATTAGCTTAGCAGAGATTTTATAAGTCTCTGCTAGACAACTTAGGAGGTGTTATCATGAAATATTTTACAGCCAAAAACTTACAGGAACTCAGAAAAGAATACAAAAAATTAATGGTAGCCAACCACCCAGACAATGGCGGAGACGTTGTTACATGTCAAGAGATTACAGCCGAATATAAGAAACTGTTTGACATGTTCAAGGCAGGGCAGACACCAGAAGAAGAAAAGAAAAATACATTTGATTACAAGGCAGACGAAGCCTTAAGAAATGTAATCAATAATATTGTTTCTTTCGATGGTGTCAATATCGAGGTGGTAGGCTCTTGGATATGGGTAGACGGTAATACATTCCCGTACAAAGAAGAACTAAAGAAGTTAGGCTTTAAGTGGTCTAAGAATCGCAAGAAATGGCATTTCTCAACAGAACCATCTGGAAAGTGGCATAAAAAGAAAATGTCTTTCGAGGACATCCAAAGAAAATATGGAAGCGAAAAAGTAAAGACTTCCAATGTTTCAAGAATTGCATAGTAAAAGAAATCTGGAAGAACTCAAAAGCTCCCAGATCTCTTTTTTATTATTATCTCGTAATCATATCCCATTATACCCAAAAAATCCTTTAAATCACTTAAGGATACTTTTTTATTATTAAATTTGTTGTTTAGCTGCTGCGGTGTTGACAATCCTAAGAGCTGTGACGCTTCTGTCATTGTCATGCCGTTCCTTTTTAGTAGTTCTTTGTAGATTTCTTTTAATTGCTTGTTGTCCTTGTAAGTAAAGTTTATATTGTATTCCATCAACCACACCTCTTTTCTGTTTTTAAATCATTATAATTTAAAATATATCATATGTCAAACGAAAAAAGTTTATTTTTACAATTGACATTTAAACTAAAATCATTTATACTCTAGTTAAAGATAAACGAAAAGCATTTAAAATGGAGAAAAGAAGATGAAAGAATTAAGAAAAGAAATTGAAAAGTTAGTCGAAAATGAGGACTTCGTTTCCTACGAAGAATTTATTTACGAACTGGAAGAAGAAAAAGAAGAAGTTAAAAAATATCTCGAATGGAGAGCAAACGGTGGGAAGATGAACACTGAAACACTTCCAGACGGATATGTAGAAGCTTGTAAAAAGATTTTAGGAGGGATTGAAAATGAATAAAGTAATCGCAAGACACAAATTTTGGTTACATCAAACAGAATGTAATATTTCCACAGCTTATGTGGAAGTATTACACGAATACCAAACCGTTGTAATGTATATGGATGATTTTGAAGAAATTGATTCTTATACAACCTGCAGCAAGAAAGAAGCCTTAAAGCTCCATGAATCACTTGTTGAACAGTGGAAAGATAGACTTAATAAAAATCGTCTTGTCAAGGCTGATCGTGACAGTCTTGTAATACCTGCATAACATACACCACCCACCCCGGAGGTTACGAGGGTAGAAAAGGAGATAAAAATGGTAGAAATATTTGACAGAGAATTACCCGATGATTGTAAAAAAGCGATCACTGCACTAAAGAAATTAAAAGTGTACTTCGCTATGAATGATGATACAATTGATAACTTTGCTGATGTCTGGTTTCGTGTACAGCATGAATGTGATATGTACGAAGAAATGCAAGATAGTAACGAATTGACCTATCAAAGTTACATCGGTGCTAAAAATTGGTTGGAGAAATGGAGGCACTTATATATTAAATATGAAGACAAATAAAAGAAGCAGGGGGGGGATAATCCTCTGCTTCTTTTTTATATCACGTCAAAAGGCACTGACAGACGTTCTAAGACATTTATATAACTTAATGCGTGTTCTTTATCCTTGCACTGAATATAAGGGATATATGAGCCATTCACGTACTCAAATAAAGCTATCCACGTATCTTTCATGGTAACAAGTACCCAGTCTATGCCGTTGCAGCTCTTGTTTTCTCTCTGTCCTGTTCCGTTCTCGTCAATCCACTTTTGGAACTGATCACGATTCATGTTCCTGCTCCTCGCTGATGCTTTCAAGATTTTCTTTTAACATCTGTATGCGTTTATTGAATGTCATACGTGCCACTTACATTTATCCTTATTTTTAAGTAGTTCGCAATCACGTGTTAGCCTGTTAACTTGTTCGCATCTCTCTGTATACATCTTATGCAGTTCTTTTATTTCTTGTGGCATTAATCCTATTTTTTTATACTCTAAAAGCTCTTTCAATGCCATCACTGTGATTCTGTCCAACTCTGTTTCTCCAATAGCTTTACGATATAGTAGTGCTTTTTTGACATCATAGATATCTAATCGTGCTTCTTTTTCTTGATAATTCATCATATTTGCTCCTTTCCATATAGTTTGTCGTATTTCTCTTTAATATTATCATATTCAATTGCCATAAGGTCAATTTTTTCTTGTCTTTTTTTCATCCCATTAATTTCATCGGGTGTCAATTCTGTTTCCTTGTACTGTATAAGCTCTTCAAATGCCATCACTGTTATTTTGTCCAATGGTGTTTCTACAATAGCTTTACGGGCACTTAGTGCGTTTCTGATAACATCAAGATTTAGATTCTCTGGTTCTTCAATCTCTTCCATTCTTTCAAACATCTCATACATCGTAACACCCAGTGCTCCTGCTATAGTCATAAGATTAATGTGTTTTGGTTCTTTTTCCCCAAGTTCATATGCTTTAATATCAGTGACTGTATAACCGCATCTTTCAGCAAGTTCTTTTTGTGTCATTCCTTGTGCTTCTCTGGTTTTCTTTATTGCTTTAGCTGTACTAATCACTTTCTTCCCCTCCTGTTCCTGTTTAAAGCATTTCTTTTCATAAATTTTTCTTTTGATAACGACTTATAATAAGGATTTTTCCTTTTGATAACGTTCTTCTCTTCCTTGTTTTTGGCTTGGAACTCTTTGTAACCATCACATCTAGTGTGGCAATCCCAACTCCTGCCGGTTGCTTCTGTGCATCCCATACAAGCACATTTCATATAATCACTCCTAAAACTTGATCTCGATTCCTGTTTCATTCTTAATCATGGATTGCGTGTCCTGCACAGTGACAAGGCCTTTTTCGTAACATTCCTTTAGTTCGTTCATTTTATCAATCCATTTCCCAAGTCTGGCACCACCAAATCCAAATTGGTCGTGTAGTGCCATCGTGCCCAATAAAAGAAATGCTGTGTAACTGCTATGTATTAATTTATCTGCATCCCTGCGATTCTTAACCCTGCGTTGTTGTGCAGGTACTTGTCTGTTGTTAAAGTATTTACTTCTCATGATAACGTTCCTCTTTCATTCTTAGATAACCTGTTGCCTTAGGATGTTTCGGTGCTTTATCTAAAATTTCTTTGATAATATCATCTATTTCTTTTTTAGATTCAATCTTATTAATATCTTCTGGTTGTTCCCAAACTCTTACGGTGTTTACAAGTGCTAAAGATTGGCTGTCATTTTCCTTTATTTCTTTTTTGTTATTCATTTATAACACTCCTTTATAACTTGATAACCCTTTGTCCTCAGTCAGTATGACAGAGTATCTTATCTAATACAGCTACTGCATACTGTCTTGTTGTACATTTTTCAATCACGTATTCGTTGTCTATCATATTGCACCGTATTTCATATCCTTTATATGTTTTTGCAATATATAAACCAGTAGCCTGTTGTATATTTATAACCTTTGCATCACTAATTCTTATTAACACTCAAGTCCTCACTTTCTCCCCAGTCTAACCGATTCCCACACTCACAAACTTCTGTCCATTCCGCTACATAACTTTTACATTTAGGACATCTGTATAACGCCACGTCTTTCCCTTTAAGACTTTTGTGCCGTTCTCTTAGCGGCAGACTGTGTAATATTTCTCCCATATGCTTATAATCTTCTAACGTCATTGTGATCGTATCTCTTGCTTTAGCGGACTGGCAGAAACCACTGCCCACCAGTCCTAAGAAAACACCTATGATAACAAGTAAGATTTTTAGTATCATTCTTTCATCTCCACTTCTTTATAGATATTCACTATGGTATCACTGACAACATTATCTTTTGTTAATTCAACCTTATATCCTTTATCTGTAATGTTTTTCACAAACTCTTTAAGTGGTAACACATCTTTCATTGCATCTGGATAATATATTTTTGTTGCTTTTTTTAAAACTTTTACCTGCTCCACTTTCTCTCCTACCTCACACGTATTTTGTGTTTCTTGGTTAATTTGAATCGTCTCAGTAATCCTTTCTATACACGATTTCAATTCATCTTCTGACATTCTTGAAAAATCTTTTCTTTTACAATTATGTACAAACTCGCATGAACTGTCACATATATTTTTGTTGCAGTAATCTTCTAACGCATCTATCATCTGTTCTCTTGTCATTCTTTATCACCTAACGCCTTTCTATAGCTTTCCTCTACTTCTTCGCTCGTAGCTGTTCCATAGTTAATTTTTCTCGTTATGCACGGTTCTTGCCCTTTAAAAATACAAATAGGGCACACTCTTTTACGACAATAGTTTTCTAACTCTTTTTCCTGCATTTCTTTTTTTAATTTGTTTGTATTTACATTCAATATCATTGTTGCAATAACAGAACCTGTTTTTGTATCAGTCACATTCATCATTGCTTCTTCGCAAGATTGATAAGAAATTTTCGTATCTAATACTCCAACATCTAAATTATTTGCCGTGATCATCTTTTCTATGTTCTCTAAAAAGTCGTGTGCCACCTGCTCCGCTATTGTCATTCCTTTACCTCCACTTTGATTCCATACAAAAATTCATAGTATTCTTGTAATCCCTCGTTACTTAACCATTCAAACGGCATCCTTTTTACACATTTTTTATAACATTTGCATTCTTTGCATGGTGTGCCAACAGGGTCGCAGTAAGCAACTATAGCTTTTTCCACTTCACTTCTTGTCATTTTTTTAGGTTCATATCGTTCAATAGTAATCTTCATATCAACTTCTCCAACGATACGTCCTGCTTTTTCGTCTTTTATATATGCCTTTTCTCTGTCGAAACTTACGCTTAATTGCATAGCAGGAATATTTGACTCTTTTATGCAATTATATAAGTGACTTTGAAATCTCTGTGTTATTATTTCATTTATTGTTATTGTTTCATTTTTAGTCATTCTCCCACCTCTAAATCTTTCGCAAGCTTGAATCCTGTTCTACCAACGTTTCTAAGATTCTCTTTGATAAGTGTATTGCTTGGTGTCCTATTTCTCTCATACCAGTTCCAGTCGTTATCTTCTCTCATTTTTATTTTCATTTCATATCTCTTTTTGTAATTGATTTCTTCTTTTGCCACCTCTAGGCAAGCGATCATGTAATCTATTTGTTTGATAACGTCCATGTTCTTTCCTCCTACTTGATAACATACAGTTCTGCATCTACTACTTTTGCAAACGTTGGTTTCATGCCGTTTTCTTCGATATATTTAACAACCAGATCATTTATAGCATTTTCACACTTTTCGTAGGCTTCTTTGCTATCTATATCTTCTATGTACCAATCTTCGGCAAGTTCTCCTACATCATCATATACAGCATTGTGTAAATCTTCTAGTATGCTTGTTAGGTCTACCTGTCTTATATCCACTTCTTCTACTTTTCCAATCCAGATAGTTGTACCTGCTTTGCATCCCATGTCTTTAGCTTCTTTGATACATTCTTCTATTGTGTCAAAATCTGTGCTGTAATGATCGCTATATTCTTCTGTCGACCATGAATAACTCATTTAGTTTCTCCTTTACAAATATCTAAACCATCTAATGTAATTGACATACAAAGTGAATATTTCATTCTATAAATCACATAAAACTTAAAACAATCTGTTAATACCTCAATGTGGCAAATTATAATGTCTGATTCTTCGCACTGATGAATAAGTGCAAGTTCAAGTTTGATGCGTTCTTCTAGTTCTTCGTCTGGCATAACAAACTCCTTTATTTAACCCTGTTAGTCATTCCACATATTTAATAAGCCGTCAATGTCTCTTTCTAATTCGCAATAATCATCTTCGATTTTGCTTCTTAAAATTTCATATAAAGCATTTATGCTTGTTAAACACAACATATTTTCTTGATATATTACATAATTTGGTGTTATTCCATCATCTTTGTACAGACAATCAAATGCGATAACGTATATTTCATCTATCTCATTTATATCTATACATTCTTTCGATTCCTCTTTGCCGCTATATACTTTTCTAAAAATCTTTTCATAAAATCTTACTAAGATTGCTGCTACCTCTTCGTCGTTTATACAATTATCGCTGATTCTTTCTGGATGGCTCATAATTGTACAAATGATTGCCTTTTTAACTGCATCCTTGAATTGTGTCTTTGTAATCACGTTCCCACTCCTTTACTTCATCATGCTTCTGTACTGTTCAAAGAAATCTTCTTTTCTTAACTCCATTTCACATTTAAGACAAATAAATTTGCTTTGTATTTTCATGTCTGAATTTATTTGTATATACTCTCTTCCAACGTCTTCATTGAATAACAAGCTATTACAATATTTGCATCTTGCTACCGGCATTATTCTCTCCTTTCAATCGGCACGATCTTTCCTTTTTCATACCTGCAATATCTACCGTCTTTGCTAATGTATGGGGACATAAACCCTGTACTTGTTCTGCCTGCTCCATCTTTAAAATACCAATAAACAATCCTTGTCGAGTTGTCATAAGATAAGATGTTGTTAATATCAACTAACGCTGCACTCTGCTGTGTATCACTTTCATCCTTATATGTATTACTTTCTTTCTCCTCGCAACCTACCAACATGCAACTCATTATTGCTATCGAAAACACAATAAATAATATTTTTTTCATAAACTTTACCCCACATCCTTGATATTAAGTTCTGCCGTTGCCGGTATAAATCTCATATATCCTGCATCTCTTATAATCTCATTTTCTGTTAAATCCACGATTTGTTTCTTTTCTTTTTCTGATTTAACTACAAGATAATAATGTTCATCTCTCGCACCCATACACACCTCTCCAATCTTGAAATGACTTAATGTGTATGTTTTAATACTTGGTGTTTTTGCATTAATCTTCATCTTATTCCACCCCTTTCAGTTGTTCTTCCAAACAATGTTTTAATGCATATATGATTGTATAATCTAAAGGAGTAATCCTTTGCGGACCATATTCTTTCCTATACTCATACTTAAATATCTCTGATTCTAACGCACTGCTTAGCTTAATTGGTTCCAACGGATTCTCAATATCATCAAGAAACTGTGCTTTCATCTTTTTCTTGTATTCTCTCAACTCTTTCAGTTCTTCCAACCACTCTGCAAGCTGTTCATGTTCTTTCATGCATTCAATACACCTGTCAAGTTTTTCATCTTCTGCATTTGCACGATGTAACATAGCCTGTCTATATTTCTTTGTTGCAACATCTTTTGCGTGCTTAATAGCTTCTTCTAATTTCATTCCTCTCCCTCACTTTCTATCCCCCCCCAAAGATGTATTTAATGATTCTGTCTCTTCCTATTGACTCGATCGCATCAAATACAAGTTGTTTTGATGCGAATACCACCGCTCCCTGTGGTCTGCAATCGGCCCACATATCATAATCAAGTTCTTCATTGTATTCATCATACAAAATGAAATAACTAGCTTCGAGTGTTGGGTCATTGTGTTCCTTTGCATATCGTTCAAGTTCAACTTCTACTTTTCTTTTCTCTATAGCAAATACTATTTCTTTTTCTGTCAGAAATACGTTTCCAAGATCCCATCTTGTATTATCGTATTCGGTATCATCCCAAACTGCATTTACAATGTCTCCAACGCTGTCCAAATAATAATAACGCGTCCCAATCTCTGGCTTCTTTACCTTTACATCCTTATCTGGTTCTTTTCCATTCATCTTCCCAACCAATCTGTAAAACTCTTTTTCTTCTGCTTCTGTTAGATTTTTAATTCCCATATTTAATCCTCCTTATTTGTTAAATAATCTTCTATGGCTTGATCTAAAAATCTACTACTGATAAACCAACAATCAATGTATGTTGTTTTATTTTGTTTGTTATATATTAATAGACTTTTGTTTTTAACATTTTTCAATGTTATTCTCATCATGAGTGTATCTGTATTATTGCTTAACTCATCAACTCCTAAAACCGTGTTTTGTGTAAGTTGATTTAGCTGACTTGTAATACGCTGTAAACACGTTTCTTTACAAATTACTTTGTTCCATGTTGGTTTCAAGCATCTGATAGTTGTCTGCATATCATTTCTCTCGTCAGTGTTTGTCAAAATAAAGCAATCATCTAATTCTTTTATTTCTTCTCCACTTATAATTGCTTTTGTTTCTATATTATAAATTTGCATTTTTACTCCTTTTTTTCTTGTTTAATAGAATATTCCATCAAATCTTGTGCACTAAGTTGATGAAAGCAATATGCACAATAGTATTGATCTTTCATTGTCGAATCACATAAACATGGTTGCCATTCAATAATTACATCGCTTAAAAGCATTCTTTTTTCGCAATGTGGACATCTAACAATAGTTCTCCCTGTCGTTTGTGTTTTTGCCATTTTTACTCCTTTACTGTCCATTCTCTCCCCTGCCGTTAATAGCAGGGGAAATCATGACTTATACAATAGCGAGTTATATTGTACTTATGCGTTGCGAGGATTCTTATTTAATTGTTCGTGTGGTATATAAAAATCCTGCTGTGCAACAAGCCTTTTCTGGCTTGAGTCTCTGCCTAATAAAAAATGAAAAATGAAAAATCTGAAAATACAAAAAACATTATTTACAGTTACTTAGGCAGAGAATCAAACCAGAAAAGTATTATTTAGTTTTTATTTCCAATAACCCGAATGTGATGTTACATGAACAAATCTTCGTTCGTGTTGCTTCTTTTTGAATCGGCTTTGTCGAATCTCTTCTTTGACTTCTTCCACTAATTCATCTTCCCAGAATCTAACAAGATAACCAGGTACTCCATAAATTGCTCCACATTCCTGTACATGTAGCTTTTTAACTACTTTTTCTTTGACCACTTGTTTGCGAAACTCTTTTGTGTACTCTCTTCGCTTTGCTTCGATACCATATTTTTTCCACTTGAATATGCTCGATGGGTCTACTCCGTATTTTTTCGCAACAGAAGTAACCTCTTTCGTTTCTTCTACTTCTTTAAGGATTTTTCTCTTAAGATCTTTGCTTATTTTTTTATACCCCATCTTTAGCCACCTTTCTGTAGATTGCTACATTTCTGTCTGTTAGGCTGTCGTGTCGTTTACCGCATACCTCAATACGTCCGTCCTGTACTAACTCTGTCAATCGTGGTTGTACCTGCTGCCTTGTCGGTTCTAATACTTTTTTGTGCTTATACAACACCGTTGCGATCTCTCGTGCTGTCATTGCTCCGTATTCGAGTTGTTCTAAAATCAAGATATGTATTGCTTCTTTATTAATCTTTTTGTGGGATTCTCTTCTAGTCTGCTTGGTAATGGAATGGCTTCTAAGTGCTGTTTCATTACCAAAAAAACTCATTTGATACATTTTCCATCACTCCTTTTTCCTTACTCTAATTGCTTATGTAGTAACTGCATTTCTAAATCATCAAAGTCATAGTCTCTCTCGCAGGATAAAACACTTGCAGGATTCGGCTGCGGCTTCGGTTCTTGTGGTTTTTCGTAGTTCTCGTCCAGATAATCCACGTAACCACTGTTAAAGAATGTCGAACCGTTCTGTGGTTTTCTCCAACTACTGTCCTTAGATAAATCATCCAGATACCTTTTCAAAGCTCTTTCTATTTTTTCTTCTCCTATCTCATACAGAGTCTTTTTCTTTGTGTCGGATACCTGCCCTTTACCACGTTTATTCGGGTACTGTTTCCATAGTCTTTCAAAGCAATCAATGAATGTTTTTTTGTTTGGCTTCTCGCAATTTTCCTTTGATTTCTCGCAAGTTTCCTTTACTTTTTCCTCTGTTTGTTCCATTTTTCGTTCCATTGGTTGTTCCATTTTTGTTCCATTTTCAACTACCTTGTTTTCCTCGGTAGTTGTTTCTGCAACTTGTCCACAATCTATGTAGTTTTGGTACTCATTAACTGTGTATAACGTGTATTTATTTGTGCTTTTTGTTGATATGTAACCAGTATCTTTTAGCTTCTTAAGTGCTGTTCGGACCTGCGATTCTGTTAAGCCTGTCTCTGCACTGATTCTTGTTATAGAAGAAACAAATTGCCCTGCCTTGATTTCTCTGCCGCAGTACCGCTTGTCCTCTAAATTTGTATGTAGCAGGCAGTGGTAAAACAATCTAAATACATTTGTGTTTTCATACCATTCCCAGTCTGTATTTATATTTATGTTCATTCACTGCCCTCCTACATTTATTTATCGTTATCCTCATGAATAGTAATTTCTATCCTTGGATTTTTCGAATCTACTCTAAAGTGGTCTATAAATCCTAGTACATACCTCTGTCCGTCTCCGGGGAATGTTCCAGATTCTACTAGTGTGCTGGCATATTGGCATTTAGCCAAATATTTCTGGCTATTATTGCCGTTTTATGGTACAATAAAAGAAACGGCGGTGATATCCTATGGCAAGACCAAAAAAATACAAAATCAAACTTACGGATGATGAATTAAAAGAATTAAAATCTGTCATCCGAAAAAATAAAACATCCAAAACAATCCGATGCAGATGCCAGATTATTATTGACCTGGATGAGTCCCACGGAAAAGTATTGACTCATGAGCAGTCTGCAAAATCAAATGGTGTATGTCTTGCAACAGTAACCAATACTGTGAAAAAATATTTTGAGGGTGGTATTGATGCAGTAACTGAGTTTAAGCGTAATGTTAATTCTGATAATGCAAGGCGTGTGCTCGATGGACGTGCTGAAGCCCGTATCATTGAACTTGCCTGTGGTCCGGTGCCGGAAGGACATTCAAGGTGGACCATCCGGCTGCTGGAAGAGAAATCAAAAATTATTCTTGATACTCCGGTCAGCCGTGAGGCAATCCGAAGAGCCTTAAAAAAAACAAACTTCGACCTCACAAAAACGACTACTGGTGCATCCCCTCAAAAGATGATGCCGAATTTATAGCATGTATGGAAGATGTCCTTGATGTATATGAACTCCCATACAATCCTGAAAGACCAGTTGTATGCATGGACGAAAAGCCTTACCAGTTACTGGGCGATGCAAGGAAACCACTGCCCATGCGTCCGGGTGACAATCAGAAAACAGATTCGGAATATGTCAGGAATGGTACCTGCAGCATATTTGCTTTTATCGAACCGCTTGGAGGCACTCATCATGTCAGCGTGCGAGAACATCGTACTGCCTTTGATTGGGCAGAAGAGATAAAATATCTCGTTGATGTCATGTATCCTGATGCAGAAAAAATAATTCTTGTTATGGATAACCTTAACACCCATAAACCGGCGTCCTTGTATAAAAGGTATCCAGCAGATGAGGCAAGACGGATTATCAAGCGTTTGGAAATTCACTATACACCCAAACATGGAAGCTGGCTTGACATTGCAGAAATAGAACTGAATGTAATGACCAGACAGTGTTTGTCACGAAGGATTGAAAACATTGCAAGTCTTCGTGAAGAGTTAGCTGCGTGGGAAGTCGAGCGTAATACAGTCGCAGCAAAAGTTAATTGGCAGTTCCGAACTGCTGATGCAAGAGTGAAGTTGAGTTCATTGTATCCTACGTTTACAACAGCTTCCGAATAGGAAGTTGTTGTAATGCTAAATATCAACGTGCCAGCACACTAGACTGTCTAAGACAAATTTCTTAGCAAATGCAACATTGTCTGGATCACGTCTTTTATTTTTTTCATACCATGTAATCTCAACGATCACTGGGAAATTCAATTTCTTTTTGCGTAACCATAACGGTATGCTATATTTACAGATTCTTTGATTCTTTTTCTTGCAGTCAGCACCTTTATATGCGTTAGTCCTGCATGATCGTGTATAATCGTTTAATCCGTCCAGTCTGCCTTGAATCGTATATGTTACAGCCATGACTTGCCAAACTCCTTTATAAACTCTTCTCTCGTGCCTATCTTTTCTTCAAATGCCTTTTGTGCCATCTTCTTATACATAAGGTCATATCTGGCATTTAAATGTGCGGATTGTTTACCGCCTGTATGGTGTTCGTGGCACAACGGAATCACTAAGTTATACTTATCAGCTTTCTTCCTGTTTGCTGTCCCATGTAAACAGTGGTGTATCTCTACATAAGGACTTCCACATAATTTACAATGTTCCATATCATCAACGATGATTGACTTTTTCTTTCTCAATCTTAAGTCCCCACCTTTCTTCCATTTCTTTTATCTCCTGCGGTGTTGCTGTCTCAATTCCAAGCTCTTTTGCTTCTGCAACAGTTCCTTTTATCAGTTCAGACATTTCCTTTGTGTTGTAGGTATGACTCCCACGCATTACCAGATTGATTCTGAACAACTTACCTGCCTTATTGGTAGTTGTACTGGCTGTCGGTTGTAGGTGGCAAAATTCAAGGTCGTACACTTCTATATCGTTATCCAACGGAAGTGATACAAGAGAACCATTTATAATCTCATGCTGTCCGTACTCTGCTATGAGTTTGTTCTTTATATATACCTTGCTGTTATCCGTTACTTCTGCAATCTTCCCAACCAGTACATGAAAGTATGCATTGGCATCTAAACTCCTGCCCTCACGGTACTGAACAACCTTAAGCCGACATTCTTTATCTTTCAGTCTGTCATATTCCCCTCGTATGTCTTTTTCACATACGAGAGAAATGACCTGTTTCCCTGTTTCAAAATCAATTGAGATGTCATGAATTTTAGCTTTCGTTTCCATCAACCGCCCACAGCTTTCTTACACTCTCTTTGTCTTTATTGGCTACAATGTACTTGTACTGCCCCTCTGTAATATCTTTGATAGATTCATGTTTGTAAGATTTCAAAATCTTATTGATGTCAAACTTTTCATCTTCGCACAAATCCAATAATGTTTTCTGTTTTACAAGAGAAATCTTCATCTGATCAAGTTTTTCTTTATTCTTTTCCTGTTCCTGCTTATTAGCTCTTGCAGTACGTTCTTTCTGGTTTTCGTCTGTGTCTGCATCTTTTGTATCATCTAATAAGAAGATTCCATTTAAGGCATACTTACGTGCATAAGATGATGCTGTTCCTGTTATCTGTGAATCGTCCATACCTTTTTTATTGAGTGCTTCTCTTGCGGATGCCGTAGCCATAACACTTTCGCCTGTCTCAATATCAAAAATAGATACTGTAGCTTTTACATACACACGATCATTTACCGCTTGCACATCATCAGATATGTACATAGATAATTTGTTTTCTGCCAATAATGGTTTCACAGCTTCTAAGATTCCCTCTGCGTTTCTGTATTTGTAATTGCCAAATGAATTAAACAGATTCTTAGGTGCTTTCAATGTTGTCTGAATCTTCATCATTTTTTCATGTATCGTCATATTCTTATCTCCTATCTGATTCTTAAACTTTCTGTCTGTACCAGTCTCATATTTTCATTTTCTTCAAGCACTCCTGCTTTCAAATCATCAAGAAGCTGTTTCCTGTTAACCTTGTCTGGCTGTTTAATCAGATACTTTTTAGGTAACAATTCCTCAACTTCTACCTTTACAGTTTTAGGATTTTTCTGGATATTGAAGCTAAACAGTGTTGTTTTAAACTTCTTCTTTTTTACTTCAAGCATCATTGTTTCAAGATACTTCTTTAAGTTGTCCGCACTGTTTCTCAATGCTGTCTCTCTTTTTGCTAACCTGTCTTTCTCTGCTTTTACTGAATCCGCATCAGCGATCAGTGTTTTAATCATCTTTGCGGTAGAATCAGCCTTTTCTTCAAACTCAAATTCGATTCCGTCCATGGTATCTTTAATATCATCAAGGGATAGTCCCTGCTCGTCAGCCATTAATAATAATTCATTAAGTTCATTTTTGATTTCATATAATTTAGCCATTTTTCAATCTCCTATTCTTCGATATATTCCTCAATGCAGTTAAGGTCATTTCCCTGTTCATCGACCTCTTTATCACTGCATACATCGTCAAAAAATGCTTCTCTAAGTTTTGTAAGTTCATCCATATTGCTTTCGAGCATGTCCCACATATAGTCGATAAACCACTCTCTATCTTCTTCGTTCCCTTTAATTCTCTTCTTAATATAATCGTCCGCATCTTCCATAGGGATTACTGTTCCGTATTCATTTGTGTATCCTGTGATAATCATGACTACTCGCACCCCTTTGCTTCTTTAAGAATCTCTTCTACGTCAAATTCCTTTTCCTGTGGCTCTTCTTCCTGCGTTTTTTCTTCTAACATGTTAATCAGTAGTCTAGTGCTTGCAACGCATGCCAAATTTTCCATAAATACCAGTGGTTCTGGATTGTCAGAAAATCTATCATTTAAAACTAAACCCGAAACAGTAGCTAATTCATTTTTACTGTACGTCCAATTTTCTCCACAAAAGATATTTCTTATTACCTTTTCAAAGTAGTCTGCCAACATTGTTGTTAACTTTTTGTCAGCTTTTGTGTTTTCTTCTTCTGTTATATTCTCTTGTTGTGTGTTGTTGATTGCATTAACAATTATTTCTTTAACCGCATCTTTAAACTCTTTTTTTGTAATAATCATTGTCACATTCTCCTTTTCCTGTTATAATCGGTTTATAAACTTTTTTGTTAAGCACTTTAGACCTGCACGTCTGGGTGCTTTTTTTCATTTCCATCCATCACGCTCTTGTGCGATTAATGCCAGTCCTGCGGCTACGCAAGTACCCATAAACCAGAATGGCATTAAATCTAATCCGCAGACTAACAGTCCACACCCCATCATGAATGCTCCCATTTTCATTTAGAATCCTCCTCTCTGCATTGCTTGGTTTTCATTTGCTAGTTTCCTTAATCTCCATTTTTCAAATCTTTCTGTATCGAAAAATACGGGAGAATTGGACTTAGGACCTTTTTGTGCAAAGTCCTGTCCTCTTTCTCGATAGGCTTCATCAAGGAATGACCTTGGAAATCCCATCTTGACGAGTTCTGACATTCTCATGATTGGCTTATCGTATTTCATACTCGCTCCTTTCTTACTCTTCTTCCTTGAATCTCTCCTGCATCTTCTGTTTGCGTTTCTTGTCTCTGTAGTTGCTAATCAGCACAATTGCAATTTCTGCTGCAACAGTTCCAAAAGCTCCTACGAACAAACCAAGGTAATATGGCTGTATATACATCTACTCGCTCTCCTCTCCTGTCAACTCATCCACGTTAATATCTAACGCCTTTGCCACGTTGCACACCTTTTCAAACGATGGACTAATCTTGTCCCATTTTGAAATACTGCCTGTGGCAATCTTTGTATCTTTCTCTAACTGATTAAGTGAAATCCCTTTTTTCTTGGCGATTTCTTTTACTTTCGTACCAATTAACATTTTTTACTCCTTTCTTCTATTTATTATTCTGAAAATATCACAAAATAATATTGACTTAGTTCTGAATATATTCTATAATCTAATTACCACAAAAAATTAAAAAACTATTCAAGCAAACTGCCTCGCTATTATTTTGCGATTTTTTCAGAAGCTATATCTTAATTATAAGCGATTTTTTCAGTTTGTCAATAGTTTTTTGCGATTTTTTCAGAATTTTGTGAAAGGAGCAAAATATGGACATGAAAGAACGCATCCGACACCTATGCAAACTCAATCATGTATCTATGAACAAAGTTGAGGGAGACTTAGGTTTTGGGAAAGGTTATCTAAGTAAACTTGGCACTTCTAAGCCAAATGCTGAGAAATTAAAAAAGATAGCTGATTATTTTAATGTGTCATTAGATTTCATAATGACAGGAAAGGAGGATGAACAAAAAGAGAAAGATAACACCGATCTCAAACAAAAATACAGTGAGCTTGAAGAACTTTTAAGAAGTGACTCAATGAAACCTGTTCGTTATGATGGTAAACCTGTCAATAACGATACGATAGATTTATTACTAAAACAGATTGAGATTTCACTTGCAATGCTAAAAAAATAAACAGGAGGGTTATGTATGAGAAAAAATCAAATCAAAAATACAGTAAATGATTTGATTGAAACATACGGTACGAGAAATCCATATTTACTTGCTAGTTACCTTGACGTAACAATCCAGTATGGAGACTTAGGAGAACTGCAAGGATGCTACATGAAAATATGGGATAAGAAATTTATTTATATCAACGATAGAATCGAGGATGATAAGCTAAGAGATACTGTTGTCGCTCATGAATTGGCACATAGTATTATGCACAATGAAGATTATTATTTTTTCAGTTATGGTAAACAGTTTCAATCAAACAAAACTGAAATTGAAGCTCACACATTCGCAGCGGAGCTTTTGATACCAGATGAAACGATTATCGAACATCCGGGATATACGCTCGATCAATTATCATCGTTAACCGGATATGCTGAAAGATTAGTCAGCTTCAAAAGACTTTAATTTTTTTCTTTTTTGTTTTATTTTTTCTTTTTAATTAAATATAAATATTAATTATTATAATACTATATAGGTTATATATAACTATAGTCTTTAGATACTATATATTTATATAAAAGAAAATAAAAATACACTAAAAACATTGTTTTGTCAATCACAAATTAAAAAAACTTTTTGCATGGTGCTGAAAACCGCATAAAACCGTGGTTTCTTGGACTTTTAAAAAAGAAAATGCATAGTTGATTGATGTTTGCATGTCATTTGCCTGCGATGCAACTATGCAAAAAGTCTTGAAAACCGCATAAATACGTGGTTTCTTGCCTGCGATTTGCCTGCGATTGTGGTTGTCACGTTGCTTGTTATACATTATAAGAGGAGGGATGTTACATGGCATTAATAACTTGTACTGAATGTGGGAAAGAGTTCTCTGAAAAAGCTTCTGCTTGTCCAAATTGTGGATGCCCAACAGAGGAAATCTTAAAGGAATTAGCTACTGTTTCTACTGCTGATAATGAAGTTCCGCAGTATGAAATTGATGAAAAAACGATTGAGATTGCTATAGAAAAAGGTATTGTTAATGAGCCTAGTGATTTAATTATCACAGCAGGTAAATATACAGATAGTGGTTTTCTTTCTACACTAACACATATACTTTATGTAGCAAAAGACAACTTCTATTTATGCCGTTTTGATAAGGCAGAAGAGAATCCAAAAGAAGATATTATTGTCAAACTGGATTATACAAATGATGCTATTAATCAGTTAACTTATGATTATGAAATGCGTAAATTTAACGGTAATTTTGGTTTTAATGCAAGCAAAATCAAAGCGGATAAAGACAGGTCTAGGGATGCTTACTATGAGATTTTGAAAAAGGTAGACTGCAAAAAAGCCGAAGATTTTTATAAGATTTTTTATCTGGATGCACCATACTGTCCTAAGTGTCACAGCTTGAATATAGGATATGAGTTTGTGCAGGACTCAGCTAAAACAAAGGGAAAATCTGAGGTCCGTAAAAAGAGTGTTGTGACTCGTGCAGGTAACAGTCTGGGACGTGCAGGTATGATCGCAGCGACTGGCGGTCTGTGGGCATTAACACCTAAAAAGTCTAAATACAAAGAAAAGAAATCATCTAAGACAGATATTAACAGTAAACAAATGGCAATTTGCCAAGACTGCGGTAAATCTTGGGAAGTTAAATAACAATAAAAAAAGACCGTACCACGCCCGAATGTGGTACAGTCTCCAAAAACACTGTTTTTGATTTAATGAATCTTAACCAACTATTATTGTATCATTAACAGTGCGGTCACGCAAGGGTATAAAAAAAGAGCCACCGTGAAGACTAATAAGAATCGGTAACTCCTTTTTCCATAACATCGTTGGATTATAAAATATTAAATTATAGAAAGTTCATTTATATTGTAACACATCTATGTTATTTTTCAATCTTTTTAAAAACCACTCTTGCATGGCTGTTATTTTTGTACCCATTTTTAACTAATTTATAACTAAGGAGTGATACAATGGCAACAGCTAAATTTAAAAAAGGCAAAGACGGTTACTATTCCACTAACGTATGGGATGGCACATACAAGGATAACGGTAAAAAACGATACAAACACCTGCGGTCCAAGAAAAGCTCTAAAGATTTAGAAAGAATCGTAAAGGAGTTTGAGCAACTAAGGGACCAACGGCAGGCAATGATTGACTCTGATATACTATTTATTGATTATGCCAGACAATGGAAAGTCTTATATAAAGAATCTAACAGAGCTAACAATACAAATAAAATGTACGACAATGTAATTAACGTCCATTTTGACAGCATTAAATACATTAAGCTACAAGATATACAGCGAAGCCACTTACAATTGATTCTGAACGGTGCTAAAGGTAAACCACGGACACAACAACAAATAGTTATGACATTTAAGCAAGTCCTGCACTCTGCTGTTTGTGATCGCATTTATTCCGCACAATCATTTGCAGATATATTTGACAACTTTGAATCTATAAGTTACAAAGCGAAAGAAAAACGCCCATTGACACCAGACGAACAGAGAGCCGTTTTTAAGGCAGATTTTAATTTAATGGATAAAATATATGTCTATATCATTTACGGCTGTGGATTGCGGTGTGGAGAAGCCTTAGCACTAACAGAAGCAGACTTTGACCTAGAAGCACATACAGTATCTATCGACAAATCACACGACATATCAGACAACATACCAAAGAAAAAAACAGTAAAAAACATACAGAACGGAGAAAGAACATTACCGTTACCAGATAACGTATTCGATACAATCTCTAGTTACATAAAACAACTTAGAAAAGATGGCAGGAAATACTTATTCATAAATCGTGATTACAAACCTATGACAAAATCTGGTTTCCGCAGGATGTGGGGTAGAATCATAAAAGCAATGCAGGCGGTCAGTGAAAGTCCTATTGAGGATTTAACAAGCCACATCTTCCGCCACAATTACTGCACAAACTTATGCTACCAGTTTCCTAAGATTTCTATAAAGATGATCGCACGTCTTGTAGGGGATTCTGAAAAGGTTGTGTTAGAAGTATACAATCACTTAATGTTAGAAAAAGAAGATAGCATATCCGCTGTAAATGATGCATTAAATTTGGAACAAAAAGTGGAACAACCCACGGAACGAAAAATGGAACAACTAGATGAAATGGTATCTTAGATTTCTGGAATACGGATGGAACATGGAACACGGGTGGAACAAATACTTCCCTAAACTTTAGATACTTTCGATTACTTTTAAGGGTATGATTTTTAGATATGTCATACCCTTAAAAACCGCATAAATACAAGAAAAGCACGGTATTTAGCCATTTGGCAACCGTGCTTTTTGAAGTGAGCGTGCGGGGATTCGAACCCCGGACAACTTGATTAAAAGTCAAGTGCTCTACCACCTGAGCTACACACCCATATATCATTGTCTTTTAGCT